TCGTCCCCACTGCTGCTTGCTGATTCCCATCCCCTACTTGCATGTCCGCTATCGAAGCAAAGCGCTGACCTGCTTGAACCACGACCCCCATAAGAGCTAATAAAGTTTGCGAAGGTTCTTTGTATGGCAAAGTCATAAATGCATCTCTAAGGTTTCCACCAGGAGCATCTACATCTCTCCATTCACCCGGTTGAATAGATTGAGCATCATCTCTAATTCTAATTCCTCTTTGTTTAAATCCTGCTGGTAAATTAGATAATGTTCCTGCATCTAATAATTGTCTAAGTGCAGAGGTAGCAGTTCTAGATAAACCACCGATCATTTGAATTAAACCAAATCCATAAAAACCAAATCCTGGTAAAAATTTAAAGTGAACAAAATATTGTTTTTTTTCTTTTTTAGCATCTTGAGCATCCCAATTTCTTTTAACGGATAAAACTTCTTTAGATCCTTCTTCAATAGTTACAATGTATGGAAGTTTAATACCTGTGGGCTCACCCTCTTGATCTTTATCTTCAAAACCTTCTAAATCTAAATTAACATGGCATTCTAATAATGTAAAAACTTCATCGCTATATTCACTTTTTGTAATTCCTTCTAATTGTTTTTCTTTATCTCTAATATCATTTGTATTTGTGCCATCATCAGCAGGGGATAATTCTATATCTCTATAAAAACCATTTACTTGTTGTTTTCTTAAATCATTTGCTGATACTCTTAATACATGAACAATTGCTTCAGCATCTTCAAGTGACGTTGCTGAATAAGGAACAACCAAATCTTCTGCTGGAATAAATTGAGAAACAGCCCTTCCTAATGTTTCTTCATAATAAATTTTTTTAAATGTAGATCCTGATAAAGGTAAATAAAATAACATTTGATCAAACTCTGATTCATATTCTTTCATGATATCCATAATTTGATAGTTCATAAATTCTTTAACTCTTTCAGCTTGTTGTTCTGTATCTGGAGTGGATGCTCCAATAATTTGAGTTCGCACGGGTCCGCCCGCGGGAAGTAATTCTTTATAAGCTAATGCTTGAAATTGTGTAACGGCTTCTGCAAGTACGGGGTGAGTTGCACCTGATGCACCTTGAAATGGTTCTGTACGTTGTTCGTATTTAAATCCTAATAAATCTAATCCTTGAGTATAGGCTTGTTCCCAATCTTTTCTTGAACTTTTATAATCTTCGTAATTTTGACCAAGTTCTGTTCCAAGTAAATTAAGATCATTTTCGTCTATAAATTCTGCAAGGTTAGCTCCATGTTCTAAAGCTGCTCCTTCCATTTTTGCTTTTGGATCAAAATTTATATCAACACTACCGTCTTCATTTTCTGTAAGTTCTGTAGGGCTAGTTGAAACTGTTTCTGTTTCAGATACGACCTGTTCTATCTCCTGTTCTGGAGTTAAAGAACTACCTATGTTTGGAATTAACCCTTTGTCTATTTCTGCCATTTATTGTTTTCTCCGATTTTATTGTTGTAACAGTATTATAACTAATATTCAAGCCTTGTGGATTTGGTCCTCTTTTAGGAGGTACTGTTAATGTTAATCTCTTAGGTTTAATCATTAATATCCATGAGGTGAAGTTTCTTCTATAAAATCTGTAGGTGCATCTTCCATTTGTTCTCTTCTGCTTTGTTTAGCAGGTATAATTTTTCTATTTTTAATTTTACCTGTTGCAAATCTTTCAGCAGCTTCTACGTCTCCATATATAGTAGTTCTTCCAGGTGTTTTAACCATTTCACTCATTTCAATATCTACATCGTCTGGTCCATTTGCAAAATATCTAGGTTGTTTTTCAAGAACTTTAAATTCAGCAGGTTCTACTTTTACACCATTATAATATTTAAGTTCCATCGTAGGTCTATAGTAAAGAGTAACAGGTGTACTTGATCCTTCTTGATTTCTTGGGGAATGAATGTCAACAGCTAGTCTTCCATCTGGATATTCTCTTAAAAGAAATTCTGTATCACCATCTACATGACGTGTTACTGTTTCCACACCTTGTGGTAATCCTCCATATCCTTTTGCTTGATGTTTATAAGATGCTTCCATTATTAAATCTTTTTCTTCAAATGGTTTTCCTTGTACTTTTATTTTTTCAACAAGATCCGGAAACCAAGGATACATTCCTTCTGCTTTTTCTAATTTTATTTTAGATGCAAGTTTACCGGCTTGACCTGTTCCTTTTATAGCCTTTATTAAATCAGGAGCTGCGGCAGCACCTGTTAATAATCCTAAAAATCCTCTTCTTCCCATCTTTGGTCCTCCACCTTCTGCAAACCCTTCTCTCATGCTATCATCAGGAGATTGAATAGGAGTTTCAAAAGGAACAGGTTGATCTTTTATTTTTTCACTAGCAGTTAAATTTTTAAAAATTATTTTATTTTCATCTGATAATTCATCATAAAAATCATACCCAAGAATAGATTGTAATTGTTCTTGTGCTGCTGTTTCAAATGTATATTTATTTTGTTCGGGTGCGTTAATGTTTCTTTTAAAAATTTCATTCTTAACAGCGTTTCCTACATTTAAATAATCTGTTCTTATATTTTGATATTTTGGATTATTTATAATTTGATTTAAATCATTCTGTTGTTTTTTTAATTGATTTATATAATCTGGATCATAACTTTCTGGGGTTGCATTAGGGTCTTGTGTAGCAGATTCTGCTCTTTGTAGTTTTGTATTAATATCTTGTAGTTGATAATATTTATCTTTAAATTCTAAAATTCTATCTAAAGATGCTTGGTTTTCTTTTCCTATTTTTCCTCTTACATCTTCTATAGTTCCTTCTGTTCTCATTTTTTCAAAACCTAAAGGATCTCCTACCAATGTTGTCAAATCTGCAAGGCTAGCTATTTTTCTAACTCCCTCTCTATAGTTTCCAGATGTAAATTGTTCCAATGCTGAATTAAGAGCTACTAATGGACCTAAAGTTCTACCTGCAACTCCTTTTCCAAAACCAATAACTTCTTCTGCCAATCCTGCTCCAAGTTTAGTAGCATTTTTAAATTTATTAAGAGCGGATGCTTTTTGCAAATCTGTTCCAGTTTCTAATTTTTCAGTTTCTTTAATAATGTTTTCAGCTAAACATTCTGTATCAACTTTTCCACCTACGCTTCTTCTACAAACTACTCCTGCAGTTCTGAAAGCTTTAACTTCTTCTGGATTATTATTAAGATAGTTAGTTAAATCAGTTACTGATATTTTTTCTTTTGCAATAGCCTGTGGTGTTCTTAATTTTCTTTCTTTTAATAAAACATCTTCAGCTAACTTAACTTCATCTTCAGCTAACTTATCTATGTCTTTTGTGTAATTATATCCAATTTTATTTAATTGTTTAGAAACATTTTCAGGGGAATAATATTGCGCTGTATTTTTTAATACACCTTTTTCTGCTTGTGATTCTAAGTTTCTTAATGCACCTGCTGCTTGATTTGTTCTTGCAGTTAATATTCTTAAATTATTAAAAGGATCTTTTTCTACACCTTTAATATGATCAATATCATATACATCTGTTTTTTTATAACCAGCTCCTTTTTCATAAGCTTCTTGCATTAATTCATTAAATAAAACTTTTTCTTTTGTGATAGGATGAACTACTTCTTTTCTTAATAATTTTTCTTTTTCATCATATACTTTATAAAATTCTTTAAAGTTTTTATCTTTTCTTCCTTCATATCTTAATTTATCAAGGTTATATTTTTTTCCTTTATACATAAACTCTGCTTCTTCAAATCCATATTCATTTATTGGTTTTGTAAATTTTATTTTATTACCTCCTAATAAAGAATGACGCTCTGCATAATCCATTATTTTTTTTTCAGGACTTGCATATCCAATAATTCTTTCTTTGTCAGGAGTTTGTTCATACATATTTACTATGTCAGAAAATAATTTATCTGTTCCAATTACTTTTGCTCTTGATGCTGGAGACGCTAAATAAGTTAAAGCAGGTTTTAAATTTTTAAAATTTTCATTATCTTGTAATAATGTACTTACATAAGTTCCTTTTACTCCGGTTAAATCAGAAATTTTTTTAGGTAAATCTACGAATTCTTCTACAGGTTTATTTAAGTCAGATGAAATATATTCAAATACCTTTATTACTTTATCTTTTGAAGTGTCTAATTTTACTGGTAAAGAAATAGATGCTTCTCTTCTATTAGGAGCGT